TGGGCTCATTGACTAATGCAAGATATGAGGAGCTATTGACTATGTTACAGGCTAATCAGTTAGACCCTATCACTCAGGGTAAAGGTTATAATATGGGCGATATTCAAAATAAGTTAAAATGATCTTCAAACCTTTTGAAATTGACCGTGCCACAACATATCTGACTAAGATATTTGAGCGAAACAGGAATGCCAAAATCGAACCGGTAAAACACAGTAAGACAATCAGCCAGGTACGTTATCTATGGTTAATTTTCACTCATATCGGCTTTGAAACAGGCAATTTAAAAGAGGACATATACCAATATTGTTTACAGAAATTTCCTTTCCACAAAGAGATTGAAATCAATGGAGAGGAAGATATTATTCCGGTAACTCTATCGGGCTTTTCAAAAGAACAAAGCGTACAATTTATTGATCAGGTAACTACTTTTTTCAGGCAGGAAGGTTACGAAGTTCCTGACCCTGAGGATTTAAGATGCAAAGAGATGTTTGAATTCTATCACGATAAAGGATTATTATAAAAACTAAATAAGATGAAATTTAAAATACATTTTACAGTCAGAGAATATGAATATTATTTTATTGTATCTGGGAATACTTTAAAAGATGCTCAAGACGAAGCACACAAACAAACAACTCTGAGAGGACTTACTGAAGCGAAAAACGGTTTATGGTCTGAAGAAATAAAATATTAAAACTAAATAAGATGGAAACGGCAGAACTAAGAACTAAAATAGAAGAAGCAATAAAAACCACTTTGGTCATTGAGAATAAAACAAGTTTGCATTTTGCTACTGATAAGATAATGGATATTATAAAAAACAGGTAACAATGGAAAAGCTCGCATTCATAGCATTAGTAGTATTTGTATTGTTGGTTTTGATTGGTTTAAGATTAAGAAAGCATGAATTTAACAGGAAATGCAAAAGCACACTAAGATTTATTTGAAACATTTTGGTTATGGGATGGATAGTTTTATTCCTTGTGAAATTTGCGGACAAAAAGCGGTAGATATTCATCACATCAATGGAAGGGGAAAGAGCAAGAATTTAATCGAAAATCTTATGGCATTATGCAGGAAACATCACAATTATGCACATGAGGGCAAAATAGATAAGTTAGTTTTTATTGCGAGACACGAACAATTTTTAGGCAAGAAATAAAGAAGCTGAATGGGAAAACAACATAAATGGACTGGTATAGAGATTCAATTTATTGAAGCTAATCTTCATTTTCCTGACAGGATTTTAGCTGAAAGAATTGGAGTTACAAAAACTTCAATTGAAGCATTAAGAGTAAGAAAGGGAATTGTCCGACCTAAAGAGCAATGGAGATTCCAAAAAGGACATATCCCTGCAAATAAAGGACAAAAAATGTCCAAAGAAATGTATGAAAAATGCGCTCCTACGATGTTCAAAAAAGGGAGCAGACCTAAAAATTACAGGGAAATAGGGGAGGTATTTTCAGCCTATCATAAGCCTGATCAATTATATTATTTTATCAAACTCAAACATAACAGACAGTATCCGTATGGGAGGTATTTATGGGAGCAAACAACTGGACAAATTTTGTCCAAACACGAAATCATTCAATTTAAGGATAAAAATCCTTTAAACTGCACGTTTGAAAATCTTGAAAAAATTACAAGGCAGGAGCAAGTCCAAAAACATCATGATATAGAGAAATGCAGAGCAGCAATGAAGCATATCTGGAAAATGGTAAAGATTTACGAAGATACAGGAATAAAGCACCGATTCGGATTTAAATCAAAAAGAAAAAGTATTGCAGCGTTGAATGAAATAAATGAACAATTACTTGACAATGATTAAAAGATTTTGTATATTTGAATCCTAATAAGGTACGATATGAAATTCAGAATTAACATTTTTAATAATAATACTGCCGGCTTCCGGTTAGCTCCCTCAAAGGTTTTGGGTCGTACCTTTCCTGAGAGGGTTTCTAATTGGTTGCCGGCTTAAATTTTTTAAATGTCTAAAGAACTTCCATATTTCAAATTTATGCCTGGGGAATGGTTAAGGGGTGATATTACATTGTGTACACATAACACGCAGGGGGTATTTATAAATCTATGTTGCTATTATTGGATGAAGGATTGTAGCATTTGTTTAGCAAATGCTAAGCAAAGGTTTAGCAAAGATGTAGCAAGCCTCGAAGAGTTGCTTAAGCAAGATATTATTTCGCTTGATGAAAATGAAAATATTGTCATAAAATTCCTGGATGAACAGATGTCTGAATTTATAGATATCTCTGAAAAGCGTGCAATATCGGGCAGTATAGGAGGTAAAGCAAATGCTAAGCAAATGCTAAGCAAAAGAGTAGCAAAACGTAGCAATATAGATAAAGAGAAAGATATAGATAAAGATAAAGATAAAGATAATAACTATATTGAATTTGAAATATTTTGGAATGACTATAATAAAAAACTTGGAGACAAGAAAAAATGTGTAATAAAGTGGAATAAGTTAACACCTGAAATCCAATTGAAAATTATTGAATCATTACCGGAATGGAAAAAACAATTCAGGGATAATCAATTTCAACCGTATCCTGAAACTTATTTGAATCAGGAAAGATGGAATGATGAAATATTGCGACCAAAAATAAAATTAGCAATATGAAAATACAGTCCTCAAATACAAGGCAAATTTATTCATTCGATCCAGGGACAAGAAACGAAGAGAGGCATCTATGCCCTGAATGTTCTCACAACCGGAAAAAGAAAACAGATAAATGCCTTGCATGGGACAATGTAAATAAGCGTGGTTATTGCCATAATTGTTTTGCAGCCTTCTTTGAATATTTACCACATGAACCAAAACAGTATATCATTCCTGAATGGAAAAATATCACAATGCTTACTGATAAATTGGTTAAATATTTTGAGGGCAGAATGATTAGTCAGGGTACACTTAATAAGATGAAAATTTATAGTGATCTGGAATACATGCCACAATTTAATAAAGAGGTAGAGGTTATGTGTTTCCCTTACTTCATGAATGAAAAATTAATTAACATCAAATATAGAGGGGCAAATAAAGCGTTTAAATTATTTTCTGGCGCTGAACTTATATTCTGGAATATTGACTGTCTTAAGAAATTTGATGAAATTATTATAACTGAAGGCGAAATTGACGCTTTAACTTTTATTGAATGTCATTTTGATAATGTTATAAGCGTACCGAATGGAGCTAATAAAAATCTTGAATACTTAGATAATTGCATTGAATTATTTGCTCCGATTAATAAAATATATATTGCAACGGATCAAGATACAAAAGGGATTGAATTAAGAGATGAATTAATTAGGAGATTAGGAGCTGAGCGGTGTTATATTGTTTCTTTTAAAGATTGCAAAGATGCTAATGAATACCTGCAAAAATATACCTCAGAAGTTCAAGATATTATTAAAAATTCACAGCCTGTTCCGGTTAAAGGAATTATCGAGGCCAAGAATTTCTATCAGGATATCAGGGAACTTTATGAAAATGGAATCCAGCCAGGTAAAAAAATAGAATTTTCTGAAATAGATGAAAAAATAACATGGGAAACAGGGAGACTTGCTATTGTTACCGGTATTCCTTCAAGTGGTAAATCTGAGTTTGTGGACTTTGTTATCGCTAAATTAAATCTTATACATGGATGGAAGTCTGCATATTTCACCCCTGAGAATTACCCATTAAAATTCCATTATTCCAAATTATTTGAAAAGATTACAGGCTTACCGTTCAGTAAAAAAGAAGCTGATGAAGTAATTTTTGATACTGCTTTTGAATATATAAAAGATAATTTTTTCTACATACTTAATGAAGAAGATTTTAGTTTAAAAACAATTCTGGACACAGCTAAAATATTAGTAAAGACAAGAGGAATAAAGATACTCGTTATTGATCCCTATAATAAACTCGAGCATAAATATTCTGATAGTGAAACGCAATATATAAGCCGGTTTCTGGACCAGCTTATAAACTTTGCAAAGTTTAATGATTTGCTTATTTTCCTTATTGCACACCCTGTTAAAATGGGTAAAAAAGCAGACGGAACTATTGAAGTACCTTCGCTGTACTCAATCTCAGGGAGCGCAAATTTCTACAATAAGACGGATTATGGGATGACATTACATAGGAAAATTAATGATAATAATGTAATGATTGATCAAATTGAGTTGCATATACAGAAAATCAAATATAAACACTTAGGAGAACAGGCAGTAATTGAACTTAGGTATGATAAAAAAAATGGCAGGTTTAATACTTTCGATTTAATAGATAATTCAAACTGGCTTGATCCTTCAGTTAAAATTATACAACGTGAATTTTGGGAAAAAGATGAAACAGAAGTACCGTTCTGAGGAAACGTATAAACATTATTTAGCAAAGCGAATTTTAAATAATTGGTTAAGTCAGAGTTTTATTGTAAGAGAGGAAGAAAATTTTATATTTTTCAAACCTGATTTATCCGTATATACAGAAGATGGGTTAAATTCATTTTATGAAGTTGAATACAAAAATGGGATGACAGGAAGAAAGTTAAATATAATGATGTATTGGGCTTATATTAATGATATTCATATTCCGGTTTACGAAGTTTCATCTGACTGGATTTTAAATCAATGTAGGAAACCAAAGAAGATAATTTGTATAAAATATCAATTATGAAACTATTCAAGACTTGTAAGATTTTAACTATTATCAATATCATTCTTTTAATGCTTTGGTTTATATTATTCTTAATGGCACTTGGATTATTAATTTACTCATAAAACTATGGAACGAATAGAAATTGCTTTGCAGATTTTTCTCGCTAATAAAGAAGGAATAAAGATTGAAGATAAGATCCTAAAATCTTTTGAGATTGCGGATAAAATACTTAAATTTAGTATGGATTCTCAAAGTGTAATGCAGAACCTGGTTGTTAATGAGAGTTCTTATATTATTGATGTTATCTGTGATTATTTCAAGGTCAATAAGAATTTTATAAAGGATAAAAAGCGATCCAGGGAATTAGTTACTTGCCGGGATTTCATTCATTTTTGGATTGTTTTTTTCAATCCCAGATTATCTTCTGAAAAGATTGGCAAAGAATTTACCGGCAAAAACCATGCTTCAATTACTCATGCAATTCAAAAGATTACGGATTTATTGGAATCGAATGACAAGCAGTATAAAGAAGCGTTTGCGTATTTTATCAATATTTTCCATCCAGATCCTAATGAACTGGATTATTTCCTTAAGCACAAACATTATAAAGAAAAAAGATTGAATTTAAAAACAGACATAATTTAAACGAGTTAAAGCCATGAAAACAGAAGAACAAATCAAAGGTAAAATTTTGGAGCATGAAACTAAGATAAATGAAATCCTTGAATTGAGACGAGAGGAATGGAATGATATTCACATCATGCAGATTGAATCTTATTTGGTTGGAAGAAAAGCTCTATTGTGGGTACTGGCAGATGATAACTATTTAAAGATAGATTCATTTGAGCAGAGGGCTCATTATGAAATGACTTGTTTTGAATCAACTAAAATATTTTAAGCCATGAAAACTGAAGAATTAAAAAAAGAATTATTATCAGTGAATGAATTATTGCTTCTTGAAAGTTTAATTGAAAGGTTAAATAATGAAATAAAACTTGAAGGGAGAACAATGTCCGACATAACATTAGCAATAAATGAATTACATTATCAAAGAGATCGCCATGACAAAGAAAGAATTTCTAACGAAACACGCTTATATCGCAGATAAATATGGGAATCAAAATGGAGAACTCGAATCCGACCTCAATTCAGTGATAAAAGAAGAGTGCATAAAATTTGGCAGATATGTAGCTGATAGTGATTTCTATACTTATTCGATCGAAGAAATATATAACAACCGAAAGCCATGAAAAGCAAAAGGCTCCAATTTATTAAATGGGATGGATGGCATGGATTTCATTTTTTCTGGGGTGCTGCAAACAAAAAGCCAGCAGCATTTCATTTAATTTATAAATGGTCTTTGTTTATTGGATTTTGGGAGATAAGAATGTTTTTAACTGACAAGGAATTAAAAAGGAGATTTAAAGAATATGAAAGACAAGTTAATTGAGAAATTGGAGGAGTTGATACTGTTACTATACATTCCATTTCCAGATGCGGACATAGTAGAAGATATTCAAGATTTACAATCCGAACTCTCCCAGCTCAAATCAGAGATTGAGAAAGAGAAGAAACAATCACTGAGTGCAAGAGAATGGTTGAAATTAGAAGGATACCCTGATGTAATGGTTATGACTTTCGATAATCTGGTCAGTATTTTGAATAGATTTAAAAATAACCTTTAATTAAATGATAAAAAGATGAAAAAAATAATAAATTATTTCTGGTGCAAAGAGGTGCTTTTTGGTATTTTACTGGGCATTATTTTTGGTCTTATTGTAATGTATATTTCATAAATGATAGGTTTAAGAGTAAGATACAATGAAAACATGTTTGGTACGGTGATTGACGAAAACAGCGATCATGTGTTGATAAAATTCGACTCAGGCTCAAAATACTGTGTGTTGAAGTCAGGGATTGAATCACGCAAGTTCTTCTATTGCCAGCGACAAATTGAGGGGGAATCTATGTGTAAAGAGCAATGCGAGCACTGCAAGGAATATTATAAACCATTAACTAAATAAAGAGATGAAAAAAGAATTTTTAGATTATCTGTATGAATTAAAATAATCTTTAATCATGGAAACAACAAAAGGTAAATTAAGAAATATTACAACAGGTATTTTGCACACAAATATAGATGATGTTTATTTATTCTTAGAAGAATATGTCGGGGCAAAGGGGATAATGACACATCAATTAGGAAGTGCGGTTAAAGCCTTAACACCTATATTGCAAACTAAATTATCAGATGAATGGTTTAGAGAAGAATGGATTAAAGTAGGTTTAGATAAGGTTATTGAAATTACTGATTTAACAGAGGAAGAAAAAATAAAGTTCTGGAAAGAATATGAAGTTTACTCATCTGAATTATGGAAGAGCATAAAAAACAAAGCAATAATAGTCAAAATCTAAATAACATGGAAAAACAAACTTATTTCGCAAAAGTAAAAGTAACTGACAGATTGCCTGAGAAGAGAGGACATTATATTGTTTATTTTAAAGGAAGACAAAAGGAGAATGGTGATCTGTTTCTGTTTGCTTATGAATATTGGTATTTTGGTACAGATGAAGACAAAAAGGAATTATTGGAAAATGGCTCGTATTGGCTCGAAGAAAGGGAACTGCCAACGGATGAAGAACTCAAAGAACAGGCTTTAAAATTTGTTTCAAAAGAAGGTGTACGAGATACTACATGCGAAGTGAATATCAGAACAAATACCTTTCTTTTGGTTGGATCACGAACTCGACCTATTTATTTGCATGACTTATTTGTTATCTGGCTTAAAATCTGGCTTAAAAGTAAACTAACTTAATTCCGTTTTGCACTAAAATTACTGAATAACAGAAACAAAAAAGATGGATATGACTATATTGTTAATAATCACACTGTTCGTCCCTATATTAGGATTTGAAATTATTTTGTATATTTGCAAAAGAAATAAGCGGAAGTATGGGGCGACTTTGACAAGATGGATATTTAAAAACTAAAACAATGAAAACAGTAATAGTTATTATACTTAGCTTTTTTTTAATCCAGGTATGGGCACCTCCAGCGGGAAAACATATCACCAAAGAACAATCTTATCAGTTTACGCTTCTCACCAATCCAAATTACAGAACGTATTACCAGTTAATCAAAGCGGTCGTTCATGTGGAGAGCAAAGGTAATGATTCGGCTTACAATGCAAAAGAAGGAGCTGTGGGAGCTTTTCAAATCAGACAATGCAGGGTCGACCATTTTAATAGACTCCAGGGTACAAATTATATTTTAGAAGATTTTTATAATTATGATTTAAGCCTGGAATGCTTCTTATTTTTTGCTCAAGGTAAATCATTTGAGAAGGCAGCCAAGTCATGGAATGGATCGGGGAAATTAACTATAATTTACTGGGATAAAGTTCAATCGCAATTAGCGCAGTTATAATGAAAAAAAAAGCAGGTAGGCCGGAAATAAAAATCAATTGGGAAAAAGTTGATGGATATTTAAAATCTCAATGTCTTGGTACTGGTATTGCTTCAATTTTAGGGATAAGTGCGGAAACTCTGTATCGTAAATGCCAAGAAGACAATAAAATGGGTTTTGATGAGTATTCCGCACAAAAGAAAGGGGAAGGTAAAGAATTATTAAGAGCAAAGCAGTTTCAGTTAGCAATGAATGATAATGTCCCGATGAATATTTGGCTTGGTAAGCAATATCTTAATCAGAAAGACAAGTCAGAATTTGAGCACGAAGGTATACCTCCAAGCGTAACAATAAACGTTACCTCTGCAGAAGCAGCAAAACAATTAAAAGAGTTCATGGATGAATCTGAATAATGTCTTTGATCGCAATCTTAAAGCTTACCGATCAGGTGAGCATCTCATAATCAACCAGGGAGGTCAGGGATCAGGAAAGACATATAGCATATTACAGCTTATTTATTTAATCGCAAAGAAAAAGACAAAACGGATTACTATTGCCAGTTATGCACTACCTCATTTAAAAGCTGGTGCAATGTTTGACTTTGATAAGATCCTTAAAGAATTCGGTGAAAATCCAGCCCGGATTAAAAACATCTCAGATAGTATTTATAAGATAGGAAATTCACAGATTGAATTTTTTGGTGTCGAGGGGAATATTGCCAAAGCTCATGGACCAAGAAGGGATATTCTTTTCATCAATGAGTGTAATCGTAAAATAACTTATGAAGTATATGATATGTTAGCGACCCGAACGCAGGGAACGGTATTCTTAGACTTCAACCCTGACCAGGAATTTTGGCTGCATGAAAAAGTTATTCCTAATTTTCCATATACAATTATCAAATCTAACTACTTAGACAATCCCTATCTTCCGGAAAAAGAATTGAATAATATCTTAATGAAAAAGGATAAGCCAGGTTTTGAAAACTGGTGGAAAGTATACGGACTGGGAGAATTAGGAAAGTTGGAAGGTGCGATTTTATCTAACTGGAGATATGGAGAGTTTGATAACACGTTACCTCATGGTTTTGGTTGCGACTTTGGATTCAATGATCCTGATACTTTAATTAAAACCGCAATCGACTGGAAGAGGAAAATAATTTATTGCGATGAAAAGGTTTATAAGTCCGGTAATTCGTTTGAAGATTTCAAGTTATTGATTTCCGTAAACGCAAATAGGAATGATTTAATAGTTGCCGATTGTGCCGATGCCCGAATGATAGACGGATTGAAAAGATTCTTTAATATTAAGCCTGTTGACAAAGTTAAGTGGACTGTTGCGGAAGCTTTGAAAATGATGCAGGATTTTGAAATTGTCATTACCGAAACAAGTATCAACCTGGCGAAGGAACTGAACAACTATCTTTGGAGCGACAAAAAAGCAGGGATACCAATGGGAGGTTTTGATCATGCTATTGATCCGGTAAGATATTATTTTATGGATCAGACAAAAGAACAATCCAGGGGGGTGCAGATATGGAGAGTATAAAACCCATCGGTAAGTTAACATTGAAAGATATGATCGAAAATAATCTATACAGTGGATTAGCAACCGGGCTTCAACAATTGCCAGTACCTGATACACTTACCATGAAAAGAAAAAAGTTGAAAGTACCGGAAACAATGGAAGAGCTTACTTTGAATATCTGTTATGGGCAAAGGATTTTTTTAACACGGAAAGAAGATAATGATTTCGGAGCTATCATACGAATAATGGATGGTTATTATTACCCATTGTTCACAAAAAAACAATGGAATGAAGAAAAAGCATTATTATTCGGAAAAATAGTTATAACTTGCAAGGTAATTGAATTATATCCTATCGCTATACACATGGTCAACCTGATAAGTGAAATGGCTGAAAGGGAACAGAAGCTTCTTCACCGTGAACCTTCTAAGATTGAGAAGGCAGCAGGGATTGAAAAACTTAACGTATTTTCTGAATTAACAGCAATAGACTTTTTAAGAACTAATATGGGTAAAACTGAGGAAGAAGTTTTATTAACTCCCTACGATGAATGCCTTGTAAGATTCATGTTAGCCAAAGAAACAGCGGATTTCCAGGAGCGTTACATGGAAGAAATAAAAAGACAGAGTGAACCTAAAAATAAATTCAAATGAATAAGGCAATTAAGATCTTAAGAAAATTAGGATTTCATATTTATAAATATGGGTCAATCGCTAAATTCATGACATTTATTTATTCATGGATGAATATGGAAGTCTATTGGGTATTGAAGGAGCAGGATGGTTATTGGGTTGTGAATTGTGGAGATATTGAAAGGCTCAATCAAATTAATAAAATGAGGAATAAAAAAAAGATCAGGATAAGGGATTTGAATAATAGTTGCGTGTTCAGGCATCCAAAAAAAACGTGGGGCAAACTTAAAGTAATTTCAAAATGATAACAACAATTCTTAAAACAATATTAACGACATCCGGCTGTACTTTGGTATTGTACGAAT